GGCAAAATACCGCAAGCTGCATCCTACCCTTCCCGGTTTCACTCAGGAACAGATGGTAGAGGCCATCAACCTCTTCTTCGGTGAGAAAGATAAGTTCAATGAGAGCTTCATCGCCAAGACGGAATCAGGTGGCTGCTATATCGACGGCATGAAACTCATCCCTAATCTCAACGAGGAGCAGACTGCCAAGCTCGATAAGCTGGTACCGCGCCCGAAGGAAGGCAACAGTATGCAGAAATACTTCCTCTACATCACCGATGCCATCATGCTCTACTATGCTCAAGAGAAAGGATTTTTAAAGGTAAAATAAGCCCCCGTTCCCAGTGATTTTATCGCTGGTCCATTATCTATAAATAAGAAAAGATGCCAAATATCTATCTCCGTCTCCCCACCTCCCGCTGCCAGTTTTTCCGGCACCGCGACCCTAAGTTCACCCTGGCAAAGGATGAGCCGGTGGTGTTCAGCAACTACTCACACGAGCAGTTCATCATGCGCAATTCGCTTATCAGCGCCCCTGCGAAAAGCAGCCGTATCGACCTCGGCTGTTTCTCGCAGCAGCAATGGTGCAATATGCTGTCGGGCAAGCACCCTGCAGGAGGCAAGGTAGTGATGCGCCGTGATGCCGGAAGCTGGCTCACCTTTCAGGAGGTGCAGCAGCTCAATGGCCGCCTTACCGACGGCAAGGGTTCACACGATGATTATCTCTGCATCCGCTTGCCGAGCGAGGTAGAAGTTGTCGATACCGTTTATCCGGTAAAGCCTACCTTTACACTAGATACGCACGGCATGAGGGCGCTGGCGGTATCACTCAACAACGATTTCAAGCGCAGTCTGGTAGAATGGGCACTCTCCACCTTCGACTTCTGTACCTCTAAGGGCAGGGTTATCGCCCGCTCCCATAACGCTATGCTGGAGCGTTATTTAATGCGATATGGTATAGAAACCAGCGAGGAAGAGAAAGACGTATTGCGTCGCATCATAGGCAGGTGGTTCCGCACGGAGCATTGCTTCTTCAAGTCCTATTCCTGCGTGGATATGCAGTATAAGGACAGCCGTGATAAGCCTAACCGCATCGATGAAGTGCAGTGGCTATGATTTTACACCTTATATAATAGGTGTTAATTCATATATAAACAAAAGTTAAATAATAGCTAAATCAAGGAAAAGTTATGAAATTACCCGATAGTTGCAGAGAGTTATTTCTGGATGGAGTAACCGATGCTTATTTTTATGCCGTACGGGAAAGCTCTGTTCCTATTCCCTTCAGCATACCGATGATATTGCGGATAAACGGCTGCCACTTTGCCGGCGAAGCACTCCATATTGCCACTAGCGAAGGCGACAATTACGTCATATCTGATAGCATCACTGCCAAAGAGACCTCTTCTGAAGGTGGCAATGGTACCGTCTTTAAGTTCGAGATTACTGCCAATATTAGTGACGGAAAGGCGAATATACCCGAAATTATCAAAAAAATGCACAGAAAGGACTATTATATAGTCTTGCGTAAGAAGGATGATTCGCTTTATCTGTGTCGCCATTTTTCTGGTGGTCTTCCTGATTCTTTCCATTCCGGTCTTCTTCGTGGAATGGCTGATCGGAAAGAAAAAC